CCTCCAAAGTTTTTGATGAATTCAAGGACGGCTTCATCTGTCACTTCTGTAGTGGCAGTTAAGCTTGGATTGAACCATGTATATTTACCCTTTGAGAACTCTTCAGAGACAAAGTTCCATACCCTAGCACAGATAGGGGTGTTAGGATTAAAAGCCGCGCTTGTAGCTAGAATCTTGTAAGTAGTCCGATAAGCGTTCTTCCCTACGTTAATCTTACCCAAAGCATATCGGCTATCACCAATAACGAGTGAGAATGCTGTATCATCATCGTTACCTTCCGGCTGGCGGAGTAATAATGTAATCTCAGCAAACTCAGTCATTTGATATTCTGAATCATCAGAAATAGCCTCTGACTCTTCTTTGGACCATGCAATTCGTGGGACTTCATCTTCATCAAATGGGATATTCTCTCTCCAGCCTTTTTGAGCAACAACTGCAATCGCAGATATTTTTTCATTAGGGCCAGCGACCACATGTTTACGGTCAAAGACAATTGATCCAACTGGAGCATCGCCTTGACTCATCTTCTGTGATACGTTGATTCGAGGTATCTCGATATCACTGCGGTCGATTTCGATTCCGATGTTTACATTAGTCGAGAGTTCATTCTCGACTTCCTTCACTTGTTTAGCTTCTTTAGTAGCCATATTCTTATTTTATTTGGTTTACTGATTCGCGACACTGAATCGCTCCTCAGAGGTTTGGACTATGCCTGCGTCGTCGCAGGCGGCAAGGAAATTCTGTTGTTTTTCTCGTTTTTCTGATTTTTCTGCGTTTGCAGATACTAATTTCGAGATCTTAGTAAGTGGGAAATTTAGCTCACTAATTATCTCACTTAATTCTAGACCATGTTCTTTTGCAATCTTTACGAGCATTTCGTTGTCAGCACACTTACGTGTTCGACCCATTGACCGTAGTTTTAGGCCGTCGAGTTTATCGCCGTCTTTTAACTTGGCGAGAGTCTTTGCCTTAATAGACGCTGCCCAATTCTCTACAATCTTCGCGATGTTGAATAGCTCAGAGAGTCTAGCTGGATTGTCAACGTCAGTAGGATCGATGTCCGGTAACGTGGTATCTAGTTTCTTAGCTACGCTAATAACGAGTCCACCTAATGCAGGACAGGTATCTTCATGCTTACAGAACCTACAGTATTGCGTTGGAGTGCATTCCTCTAACTCTGGCGTGCCTGACTCCCACTTTGGTCGGATCTGTTCGCCAGCCTTGATCACTCGACTAAGGTCTTCGACCAGAGTAGGGAGATCGTCTCGCGTAAACGTGTGGTGAAGAGTCGCGCTATGTTGCGGCACGTAAAACGCGAAGACGATCTCTTGAATTTCAGGATACTTCTGGAAGGCCCCACATGTATATGCTTTGGCCTGCCAGTTCTTTTCTGGCGGATCGATAATACTGATTCCGGTTTTGTAATCTGCCATGATGGCACGGTCACCTCCTTTAAGAATCAGAAAGCGATCACAGGTTCCCCATGTCTCGGTGCCATCTAAGGCAACCTCAACTTGGATCTCGTTTAGCTCTTCAGCGACCTCGCCGAAGTTAGTCATAAACTCCTGTTCCATTTGGACAATCTGTTCGTAGATCTCCAGCTCCTTTTCATTATGAAGAGCAGAAGGGTCGAAGACCTCAAGAGCCTCGTGGATACGAGTCCCCATCTCAGCGGCGGCAGATGTGCCATCGCGGCCTTGATACGCAGCGCAAGCGGCTACGTATTTAAGACTAGACGGAGAGAACTCCGCGTGACCCCTGTCGCTATGATTGGGTTGTTCGCTCATGGGTCGATTCGTTTATTCGCTTCACCTCACGTTGGAGACGGTCGCGTTTATTGAGTGTGCGCTCAACTTTATGGTTTAGCATGTAGATCTCGTCTTCGAGTAATTTGAGGCGGATCTTCTCTGCGTCAGTCAGGTATTTAATGTTGTTGCTCATTTTGTTGTTGTCTAAACTTTTTAATAATACTGTTAACTGCATCACGTCCGAGATCAAACGAACGTGCTATTAAATCTCTAGGGTAACCTAAATCAGCTAACTCGGTAATAACGCGATGCCTAGCGTGAGAGGATTCAATTCTAGTTTGAACGGTCCTACCCTTTGGGCCTCCCACATCAAAGCGACTCATTATCCATTTAGGGGGTAACCCATACTGCTTTGCATATTTTTTAATTAGCCTCGTCGCATCAATGACAATGGCTTCTTGCATCATCTTAGAGTTCTCTTTCATCTCAGAGTTCATGTTTACTTTCTCCTTTTCTTTTTCTTAGGTTGTTTACCCTTTGAGTATTTTGATTTAAACGTAGGGTCGTGAAACTGAATTAAAGTTTGGCCACCTTTGCTTGTGTTTGCAAACGGAGAATTCCTTAAAATTTTTAATCTCATGACTTATAAGTTTAGTTGTTTAAGGACTGACTTAACGACTGAAGCTATTTCAGGGTCTTCTTTAATTCGCTGATCCAGAGACTTAGATGCATAGGATATTGAACTACTGTGGGTGTAACCATAGTAATCTGACAACGAGCTGTAAGTGAACTTAAACTTGTTTCTCAAGATACCGACAGCGACCATACGAGGTATGCAATAAGAGTAAGCTCGACTCTTAGTAAATATCTCGTCACGATCTATAGCGAATTCTGAACATACAAGTTCCGTTACTTTATCTATTATTTGTTTTTTGTAAGGGGTCATCCCTTTTATTACTTTTGTTTTCATTGGTGTAGAGTATTGAGGTTATCTGATTTCTGCTCGACAACACGCATAACATGTTCTTCGATCGAATCGCTAGCAACCAGAACTTTCTGAATGGCATCACTTTTTGCACCATTGCGGTGGATGCGCCCTAACGCTTGCAGGTGATCTTTCACATTAAAGGTAGGTGAGATCAACGAAATCCGTTGGCGGTTACCATTGGTATCGTGAAGAGAGATTCCGGTTCCGCCAGCAGCAGTGTTAATAACGAGAATGTGTTCTTCGTCCCTTTGAAAAGCGTCAATGATCTGTTGTCGATCCTCAACTTTCTGACCTCCTTGAATGCAAGGGCATCCTAGCAGTTCGCAAAGGACATCGACAGTGTCTGTAAAATTCACAAACAGCACAACACTATGGCCTTGCTCTACGTAATCTTTTGCCATATCAGCCATGTCCTTCGCTTTCAAGGACTCAGCGAGTTGTCTCGCCCGAAGTAGATTTACTAGACCCCAGTCACTGTCCTCAACAGTCCCGTTCTCTAATAGGTTGGTGATTATCTCAGGAGTTACTCCAAAGTCGCTGTAAGCCTTCGCGATCTTAGCGGCGGAACCAAAGGCTATGGGCTCGATGAATACTCGGTTCTCTTTAAATGAATCGGGGAAGTCATCCACTGTTAGACGCTTAACATTCTTGTTATACATGATCTTGTTGAGATCACTGAGTTTAGCTTTACGTCGTAACTCCCATGCGTTCCATTGATTCTGGGTGCAGCCGTATTGCATCATCCAACTGAACCAGCTTTTTAGACCGTCTGACGCTTTATTTAAATTATGTAACCCTAACACGTATCCGATTGGTCTCATCTCCGTAGGGTCTTCCGCAGCGGTAGCGGACATGGCATGAATTGAATAGCCTTGCGTAACAAGTGAGACTAGCAACTGAGAGTTCTGAGTATACGGCCCCTTACACTTATGAACCTCATCGACTAGCACTAGTGTGTCTTCTGGCAAGTGCCACGTCATAATCTTCTTCCCTCTCTTCGACATCCACTCTGTCTTTCCGGTGCGGATCTTCTCGTAGTTAAGAACAAACAGTGGCTCAATGCCAGTTTCTTTAAGCTCACGCTCCCATGATGGGATGACTGATTTTGGGCATAAGACCGCAACGGGTCTGTTTAAAACCTTAGCCAGATGTGCGGCTACTACCGTTTTGCCAGTCCCGACATGGCTAGTGTCGAGAGAGTTTAAATCTAATCTATGTTTAGCTAAAAAGAAGTCGAACGCTTCTTGTTGCTTGGGATATAATTTCTTCATTTATTGTCTATAAAAAGACAAATAATTGAGGTGACTTACTATGTCCAGAAAAAGTTCAACTTTTTCTCCTACCCCAAATATATCGGGCGATAAGGTAGGCGTCGATCATCCCATCATGCGGCGTCCGGCAGCGTTTATTAGCTAGCCAGTTCTCCGACGGCTCTAACTGGTTTGCTAGTTCCAAGGCAACTTCTTTAGTCCTACCTTTTGGAACTCTGCCCAACATAACCTTCTGCCACTTGTGAACAGACACGCGCATTATGTTCTCGTAATCATGGGACTCAGCCATCCCGACTAACTTACCGAACGAGATCGCCATTGATCGCACAGCTTGGCTGCTTTTCGCGTGGGCTAACGGCTCTTCTACCGCAAAGATAAACGGCGTGTTTAAATCCATTATCCATTGGTGAACTTTACGGATGTCGATTTCTTTCTTCTTCGACATCTGAAGAGTCGGCATCCTAATCTTATCAATGAGGCTGCCGTCGAATTTAGATATAGCACAAAGCCCGCCATCTAGTCCGTTGTCGATGCCGACGATCATTTCTCAGGACAATACAAATTGTCGCATTCGCCACCAGATACCGGATTGCTGCAAGTGCCACACTCACGCTCCTCAGAGAGTAAGGCTTTCGCGAGAATCGAATAGTTCACGAGATCTTCACAGGCATCGTCAACTGACTCACCAGCTACTTTTAACTCACCGTCGTTAACGAATGATTTAATCCGCATCAGTTTATCCTGCATCCTTAACAGGAGTCCGGTAACCGGATGGAGGCCGAGAGATTTAGCAGTCTTGAAATTGGCGAGTGCATCGACAGTGTTCTCACCACCGCAATAATCGCTGTTCTTTGCCCGCATAATTTCGAGCGTTTTCTTGCACGTAGATTCGTGAAGACGGAATAGGGTTTCGGGTTTCATTATTTTACGGGTATAGAGTCTCCTCTGACTAGTAGGCCATCGCCCTCTGCCGGAACTAAAACTCGGATTCCTTTTGGCAACGACTGTAAGTAGAATACTTCGCGAGCCGTTGATGGCTTCACGCGATACCATAACCCATCAGCAGTATCTACTGGGAATTTAAAGTCTCCTCCGTCATCAATTCTAGTGATGAATTTAGGCCCGACTTCTGGTTCACGATCTTGGAACATTGTAAGGATATTAAATCTCGTTTCCGGTATCGGCGTCAATCGTTTTTTTCTGCCGGATTGCGCCTCCTCCTTTGTCCGCTTTAGAGTTATTCAGGACAGATATATCAATCTGCATTTTACTACTACCACCACCAGTCTTTGCGTTTAGCCCTAAGTTGCGTCTGATAAGCTGGTCTAGTTCCGACATCTCACGGATTGTTCGCGGCCCACGCAACGCCTTCATCGAATCGCGGAGCAGTTTGATTCCGGCTGCGGCGATATAGTGTTGGTATTTATCAGCGGGCGAGTTCTGTGCTTCTGCGATTTCGTTGAGGGTAATGTCTTCTTCTTTAGAGGCTCGGAACCTCTCGTCAACGATTGCAGAAGAAACAGTGTCGTTAAAATGTTCTTCGATATCTTCTTTGAGCTGATCTTTGTCGGCATCCGGTTTTGTATGCTCATCCTTGATATCTTTGTTGTGGATCAGATTGTCTAAAACCTTACCATCAACCACGCTCCCATTCATCTTCGGGTCCACGCCGTGCTTTTTTAACCACTTACGTATTGTGTTGCGGTGGACTCCTATGTGTTGACCAATCGCGCTATTACTGTAACCTTCTTTGTTAAGGCGTAAGGCTTCAGCCTCGCACTCTCTAATAGGTTTCTCAGACATCCATTAAATTATGCCTTCCGAAGCAGACAAACGCAAGCGCGTTCTAGAGCCGCGTATCGACCCACAGTCTAAGCAGATGGACGTAGGTGGTCTGATGATTCAGCCTACTAGCACGCTGACCGCTCTACTATACGGCTTCGCCCATCACCCTAATAATAAAGCTAAGGAGTTCTACTTCTGGAGAATCTGTGACGAACTCTGGAATAGAGAAGAACTACCAGAGCCTATGATGGTCCGCCATCCTTGGGCTGAAAAAATGATTCGGGCTGCTCTAAAGGATAAGTATCTAGCGATTGGTGGTTCTGCTTCATCCGGTAAATCACACACGATGGCCGCATGGGGGATCGTTCAATGGCTCTGTCAGCCACGCGATACACTAGTCCTGATGACCTCAACCACTTTACGGGAAGCGCGAAAGAGGATTTGGGGTTCAGTCATGTCTTTGCTATCGGTGATCGATGGTGCGCCGATCAAGATTCGGGACTCGATAGGAAACGCCGCTTATGTTGATGAGAACGGGACGCTTATTGAACGGGCTGGATTATCGCTTATCGCGGCGGAGAAATCCAAAACACGCGAGGCAATAGGCAAGTTTATTGGTATAAAGCAGAAGCGTGTAATTATGATTGGTGATGAACTTTCAGAACTTTCTGAAAGTATATTGCAGGCTGGTTTGACCAACTTATCGAAGAACCCGTTCTTCCAGATGATCGGCATGTCCAACCCGAATAGCCGATTCGACGCTTTCGGTGTTTGGTCAGAGCCGAACAAAGGTTGGGAAGCCATCGATACACAAACCGCTGACGAGTGGAAAACGAAGTGGGGCGGTAAGTATATAAGACTGGATGGTGAGCGAAGCCCCAATATATTATTAGGAGAAGAAAAATATCCTTGGCTCCCCACCGCTGCCAAGCTGGAAGAGGATCGACTATTATTAGGGCCGGAGTCCAGAGGATATATGCGAATGGTTCGGGCCGTCTTCTTTGACAGCGATGAGACAACCGGAATCTATTCGGAAGCTGAGATGGCAAAGAGTGGTTCTTTAGGTGGCGTGGATTGGGCTGATAAGCCGACAGTCGTTGCTGGAATCGACCCTGCCTTCACCAACGGCGGCGACAGAACCATCATGTATACAGCCGAAGTCGGATACGCTCGCAATGGTCAGTATGTATGTAAAATGGGGGAAGCGATACATCTTAATGATGACGCCACAAATAAAGCGGTTCCCCGCACATACCAAATCGTCCACCAGATTATCGATCACTGTAAACGTAGGAACATCTCTGCTGACAACGTGGCTCTCGACTCCACCGGAGCTGGCGCACCCTTCTGCGACGTATTGGCTGGTGAGTGGGAGAGTTCATTTATGCGTGTCACCTTTGGTGGTAAAGCATCGGACAAGCGTGTCAGTATGAACAGTCAACTTACAGGTGAAGAATTATACACAAATCGGGTCTCTGAACTCTGGTTCGTTGGTAAAGAGCTAATGCGGACACAGCAAATCTACGGAATCTCGTCAGACCTTGCCCAAGAAATGTGTGCTAGAAACTATGATATGGTGAAAACCGGATCACTGAAGGTGAAGATCGAATCAAAATTAGAGTTCAAAAGCCGCTTCGGTCGGTCGCCTGACTTAGCTGATGCGGCGTTCCTTGCTCTCGATTGCGCTCGCCAGCGTTTAGGACTCGTGGCTGTTGATCCACCAAAAGACGAAAAGGGTTCGGGATTCAGGAAACAGGTTACAATAAAAACGCTTCGGGATTCGTTACAAAATCCTGACACTCAACTCCTCTCGTAACTAAAATAAAGTATATCGTTTAGTAAAAGCCAGATAGGTTCGACAAAACTTTTTCAAAATCGTTTACTCTTTATATACTTACTATAAAGAGTAAACATTTACAGAAAAGTTTTTGAGGCGGTTTTCATTAAGATCCCGAAGATTGACACTTTTCCCTAAAACCTGTATCTTCTGCCTGTGGCGAATAAACGTTTCAAGAGGCTCCCGTCTGGCCGTATCCAATACCACGGGGAGACTTTTGCGGGTTTTAATAAGCCGAAGCGTGCGCCGAAGGGGTCTAAAAAGAAGTTTGTCGTATTAGGTAAAGAAGGCGATAAAATTAAAAAGGTCGGCTACGGCCACCGAGATTACAGCGATTTCACAAAACACAAGAACCCTAAGCGTCGGGCGAACTTCAGAGCCAGACACAACTGCAAAACTGCAAAAGACAAAACAACCGCACGCTATTGGGCGTGTAAAAAACTTTGGTGATCATGGCTAAAAAAGATTACTTTCAATTTCTTAAAGAAAAACAACGAAAAGACCCAACTTCTGAGAGGGCTGAACGTCTTGCTAAAAGAGGTATTAAAACACCTGCAACAGACTCTGATATAGAACCGGATATGAGAGACATGGCTGGGACTACCGCTGGTTATGGTTCTACAGTCGATCCTGAAACCTACGATTTAGCAGGTGGGGCCGCAAAGCCCGATACACCTGCGGTTACCCCCACTCAAAAAGCTGATGATCAGTTAGCTGCTCGTATAGGTATTGCTTCCGGTCTTGAAGACTTATCGAAACGAGGTGCTTTGACCGCTGATCTTTTTAAAGAAGCACGTCAAAGAGC